TTTTTGCCTTCGCTTTCATTCACAATCACCTTGATCACTTGTGCGGTGTCAACCCATGACCATTTTTGATTTTCAGGATCCCGTATAAAGAAAGCATCGCCATACTTGAACACATTGCGCACAATGCGGAATATGCGCACATCAAATTTTTGCGTCTTGTTCCATTGTTGCAAGTATTCTCCCAGCACACGCACTTCAATATTGGTAGCTTTGCTACGCCACTTCACAGCAAATGGGCTTTTGCTGTCTTTTAATTTTTGTGTGCAAAACTCAGCTAAAATGTCTAAGGCCGCGTTGACTTCTGGATCCGAATCCATGGTTTCATACTGCTGGTAACGCTCGATACGATTGGGACTACCGGTATACACATCTGGCAAATAGCTGCTGTAGTTGCTACGTGCTGGTCCAGGTCTGTTGCCGTTGGTCAACCCTGATATTGTACTGAGTTGTCCATCAACACTGACAGGTGTGAAGAATTTTTTCCAAGTCATTTATGATCCTAGTCGTTGTCCAGAATTGTCTTTTCTAGCAGTAGTTTTGGTATGGTCCACAATTTCTGCGTTGTGATGAATCAATTGACTCATCTGCTTATTTAACGCAATCAGTTGGTCGTTGAGATCTTTTAAAGTGGTATCTGCACTTTGTTTTTTTCCTGAAGCATCTGCTGATTTGGATTCTTTTTTGTCTCCAGACGAAGCTGCCGCTGCCTTTGAAGCAAGGCGTTTGGTTTCTGCGTCGCTTTGATCCGGATTTTTTTTAGCAAGATCACTACGCTGAGCAGCTATTTTGGCTTTTTGCTCGTCTGCTGCTTTTTGATTTTTGATAACAGGATTAAACGGATCATATCCGCCAAGACCGCCTGTGATGCTAGGTCCGACACTTTTGGCATCCTGAGGAGCACTTGATTTACCGCCTGTGATGCTAGGTCCGACACTTTTGGCATCCTGAGGAGCACTTGATTTACCTCCCATGACACCAGCTAGCATTTTGTCCAATTCGCCTTTTGACACACTCATCTTGGCCATTACTTCTTTAGCTTCGGGACTGGAAGGATCCATTACTTTGCCGTTGACCTTGATTATTTCACTTGCGCCTTGTGTAACTTGTTTTACCACTTGCTCCTGCACTTCTTTGGTACTTGCTTGGCCAGCCATGAATTTTTCCGCCATGGCCGCTTGATTGCTAAGACCAGTTTTATCTATAACTTCTAACACCGACAAGCGAGCTTGATCGCTAGCTAGATTTTGCTCTGCTCTGCGTTTGCCTGCTTCCGCCAACCGCAGACTACGCTGTTCACCATCTGTAAGCTCTCTTGTGGCTTTGATATCTTCCAGTTCTTTGATTTTGGCTGTTTTACTGGCAATTCTTTCTTGATGATATTGTATGTCTTCCTGTGCTTGGCGTTTTTCAGTACTGGTCATAATCACAGTTTGTTCTTCGTAGTTCTTTTTCCATTGTTCCAAATACTGTTTGTTGTCTAATGGAGTAACGGATCCTCCTGCCGGTGTTGTGGCTGAACTGATTTGTGTAGCAACTCCGCCCATCATGTCTTTTAGTTTGTCTAACGGTATCACTGCTTCGGCTTTTCCACCTTCGCCTACATTGACATCAGTACCGCCAGCGGTGGGTTCAACAATTCCGCCTTCAGCCATTCGCGGTTTGTAACCGCCTTTTCCGTCTTTTACCATGTTGGAGTTGCCGCTTGGGCTTGCTGATTCTGCTGAATCTTTACCAGTCAGCATCTTGGAAACTGCATTAGTCACTGTATCTGGAGCCTTGTTTATGGTTTCTTCCTTGCGACCTGCCATATTTTGATTGGCTTTGCCTACCAAGGTATCAATTGCACCGTACATTTTTCCAAGCACTGCTGGACTTTTGCCAATGGCCGTGTTGGCTTCCTCTACCTTGCTGGCCATGGCTCCCATGGTTATTGTTGCCCTAATGTTGGCTTCGTTGGCGGCTCTCATCACTGCTTGCCCTTCATCCACAGTGCCGTCGTCCTTGAGACCTGCTTGATTTTTTTTGATATTTTCCTTGCCTGTAGCCATGGCATTGACATACCCGCCACTTTCTTCAGCACCTTTTTTCAAGGTCTGTGCTAGTGCGTTGGATCCTTCAACAGCTGGTCCCACAGCGGCTCTAACTTCATCACTAGCAGCTGAATAGTTGGCAGCAAATTCTTCAGTATTCTGAAATTCCATCAAGTGCGCTATGGCTGCATCTTCTGCTTGCTTGGCTCGCTGTCTGCCTGCGGCATCTGTGGCTTCTTTGGCCATCTTTTGAGCATTAAGCAACTCTTGACCAGCAGGGCCGTACATGGCCAGCACGTCATTGTTTTTTTGACTTACCACAGCTCCTTTGCTGAGATTTTCTGTCAGTATATCTGTAAATGCAGGACCTAATTTTTTTGCATTGGCATTAAACTGTGTCATGCTTTCTTTTTGCTCAGTGGTCAGTCGATTGAACGCAAGAATATTGTCAGCTTTCTCAGCATCTGCTTTTAAACTTTTGGCAATTTCTTCTCTACTCTGACCAGTCATTCTGGAAGTGGCATCTATTTCTCTACCTAAATTGGCTGCACTGGCTGCCAATTCCTGTTGACCTCTCAGTGTAGTAGTATCCCTATTTCTAGACATAGTGATACTCAACGCTGTATAATTCGCTAGTTCCTGGGCTCCAATACCTGCCCTAGACAATTCTTGGCCCGCGGTGCTTTGTATTAATTCTTTTTGTACTTTGCTAAATGCATCTGCGCTTTTGGTAGCATTGCTGCCTAGTCCTGCGATGCCGGCTATGTTGCCCTTCATGGTTTCATTAAACTGCTGAGTGGTCAATCCTGCTTCGCCGCTCATTCTAATGAATTGACCAAGATTGTTATTGCCTATACCAGTCTCGGCCATGCTTTTGTTCAAATCATCTCTAGATTTGATTAAGGCTTGTATCACTTCGGCACTCATGCCACCCAATCCAGGAATCTTGCCTACAACATCTTTGATACCAGACAAAGCCACACTGGCAACATCTGCACCAGTTGTCAGTCTCTGGAATCCAAAATATAACGGGCCAGCCACACTGGCAATATCACTGAGACCTTCTGTCAATTGGTTTACTACGCCGTCAAAGTTGCCGGTCTTAGGTGCCGCACCAGCGCCACCACCTGCTGGAGGGGCACTGTTAGGGAATACAGTTTTAAATGCATCAATCAGATCTTGCTTAGTTAACTCGCCCATAAAAAAATCCCTAGAAATATGCGTATATAAATACTACATATGATATTTATCTGGAGATAATAATGCCACAAAATCCTTTACAACAGTACTTTAGACAGCCTAAAATTTTTATCAGCTTGCCTAGTCAAGGAGTCTATAACAAACTGGGTACACTTCAAGGTGATGTGACCAATATGCCCGTTTGTGCCATGACAGGCATGGATGAAATCATACTTAAAACTCCAGATGCACTGCTCAGCGGGGAAAGTTCAGTCAAAGTGATACAAAGTTGCTGTAGTGCCATCAAAGACGCATGGGATTTGAGCATACTGGATACAACCCTAATATTCACAGCCATGCGTATTGCAACATTTGGCAGTACCATGAGTGTGGAAAATACCTGTAGTGCATGTAATACCGAGAACGAATATGAATTAGATCTCAGTCGTATAATTGAGCATTTCAGCAAAGTCAAGTACAAAAACAAAATTGTGTTGCAAGATCTAGTGATCAATGTTAGGCCTTTGACTTACAAAGAAAGCACAGATTTTGGTATCAGAAACTTTCAGTTGCAACAACAAATGAGTCAAGTGGATTCAATTGCAGACGATGCCGAGCGTCAAACATTCATCAATAAACTGTTTAAGGAGCTGGCTGAAATCCGGACCAAGATTTATATACTCAGTGTGGAAAGTGTAGAGATAGGCACACAGACTGTTACTGAAAGAAGTTTTATCGAAGAGTGGATGAACAATTGTGAAAAAACGGTGTTTGATTCCATAACAGATCAGATTGAAAAGAATCGCGAGGACTGGCGTATTCCTGCATACAAAGTGCAATGCAGTGAATGTGAACATGCAGTGGATCTGCGTGTGGAGCTAGATCAAAGCAATTTTTTCGCGGGAGCCTAATTGGTTTGTCCGCCCAGGACATTGAACAAAAACTGATTAGGCTGGAAAAAGAAACAAAATCATTCAAAGAAGAGCTGTTTAGGATCAGCTGGTACATGCGGGGCGGCATATCAGTAAACGATTTACTGTACAACTACAGTTACGAAGATCGAGAAATGATTTACAACGTGATAAATGAAAATCTAGAAACTGTTAAAACCACAGGACTTCCACTTCTTTGATTATTTTGCAGGCTTCCAACCTGGAGGTTTGTACACTGAGTTGGCTGGATTATTTGGATCTCTAATACGACTAGGGTCACCTGGATCTATTTCCCAATTGCCCATGTCAGGATCATTTGCAAAATAGCTTCTTGATAATGTGCCGCCACCAGCGGCTGTTGATGTGGCTGCCGGAGCTGCTGGACTGGTAGATGCCACTTGTGAATTACCACTACCACCACCGCCAACTGGTTTTCCACCACTACCGGTGGATCCTGCATTGGCCGCTTTTGCATCCGCACCACTTGCTGCTGGACCAATACCAGTAAAGGATTTCAACTTGCCCAAGAAAGGCGCCAACAACCTGCCTATAAACTGTGCCAATGGTTGCTCTGTGCCAAGAATGTCAGTTAGCAACAGTGCTGACAGTGCGCCTGAATTGTCTCCAGAGTTCAGCCATGTTCTAACAACTTGCAAGCCTGCATCTGTCAGCAGATCAAATTTGGGATTTTCTTTGTGCAACAACATGCCCATCTTCTTCTCACCAGGCGTGAGTTTGTTAACCACGCCCTTGTAAAATCCACCAACTACCAACTGAGTGCCCCATGCTGACACCAGTTTGGTCAGTTCTTGATTCAACAAGAAGTTGTATTCTTTTTCGCTTAATTTATCAGGAACCATGGCGGCATACTTGGTCATGGTATCTGAAAACTGGCTCCAAGGTTGATAGAATCCTGTATAAAAACCGTAGCCGTTCAGTCCCAGTTTCACTGCATTGCCAGCCAACCTCCAACCTGAAACGTCTGCAAGGCCCAATGCTTCAGCGCCTCTGGTCAGCTGTGCGCTGGTGCTGGCATCTTTCACAAAGTTTTTGTCCAACTGTCTTGCATCAATCTCAAGATTTTCCATGGCCTTGGCTCTCAGTTGAGGTGAATTGATGTCAGGCATGGGTCTACCCAATGCTCGTTCACGACGCTGAATGTTCATCATTTCATCACCGATCTTGCGTTCAAGCCTTGCACTGTACGCCTTGGCAGCATCTTTTATGTCAATGTTTTGCACACGAGCAATGTCGCCTATTTCCTTGGCTATGGCATCTTTCAATGCACCTTCAGCACCACGAAATGCCTTTATGGGATTCTTGACCTTTTCAAGGCCTTTGCCCAGCAGCTCAGCACCTTTGCCCAGCAAACCCAGCATAGGCACAGCTTCATTCATTGAGATTATTTCATAAACTTTCATAATGATATTTATCAACGCCCTAAAGAAGAACTTGCGTTCTTCTGTTCATCGCTTGCGCTCGAACCTTGGTAGTTGTTACTAAACGCGAAGCGTTAAGATATTATCTAGATCGTTCAGTCACACTTTGCCCTGGCGGGCAAAGTTGTGGACATTATCTGAGTCGAACATGATCACTTAGCGTTAGCACTAGAACGTAGGCGGTCATCCGGTACCTACTCATGCTGTCTTTGTATGACGGCGGGCTGGCTGCATACGCTAACATGCAACAAACCGTGGGGCCACTGCCCCTCTTTTACCCTTGTATTCCTCCTTGCAAATCAAACGGATTATAGGGATATTCCATCGTCGTCCTGTAAAGGATAGTGATTTACAACTCTGTCACCAAGCAGAACTACCTTGCCGTCACACATCAGAACGGATTCGGGGCACACTATCAACGCCTGTGCGGGCTTATTTGGTGATTTAGGAGCCTAGTTTATTGATTTTTGAGTATGTGTGAACCGTGTACACGCACGGAGATTTGACCATTATAATAGTCTTTTGACTCCAGCACACGACGGCTGAACTGTTCACGAGCCTCTATGTATGACGTTTCAGCTTTGCTTTTGCAATAGAAAAGCACTTCTCGCCGAAAGTTTTCTTGACCTAACTGCGCTACATCCTTGAGCAATTCATCGCTGGAACCATAATAGTCCCGCCAATCGCTGTCAATTTTGCTGCGGATTTTCTTTTTTTTCTTGGTGCCGTTTTTTAATTTCACTGTTTTGTAAGTGGTTTTAGAAAATTTTGCTAGTTTTTTGCCTATGTACATGCGCCCAGTAACTGTGTTGGTTATGAGATAAACAAACCCCACACAATCTTGGGGCAATTGTTCTATTACGTGATTTTCGTAGTGCCATGACATTGAGTATGTATGCTATTCATGCTCGCTGTGTCCTGCCTTTTGGTTTGCCTTGCGTTGTAGTTTGGCTTGATCCAGATGCACACGATACTGTTGCACATGTTCTCTACGCTGTTTGGCTATGATGCGTATCTGGGCCAGCCAGTAGCGCATGTGTTCGCCTGCCCGTCTTGTGCCTTTGTGTTGCCAATCCTGATTGGCTTTGAAATACTCGCGAAAAGCAGCCATGAGTTGTTCATGGCTGTGTTCATTTTGATAGGGTACTGGCGTTACGTGCTTACTCATGCACAGGAATATAGGGCGCCAGCACATGATCAAACACATTGGCCATCATGGCTTCAATCTGATCACGCTCGGGCTGTGTGATGCCAATCTGATTCATGCTGCCTTGGCTGATGTCCTTGACCATGTTCCAGTCCGCGCGGGCTGCACGGCACATTTCAATGATCACCAGCTCACGGGTTAGGTTGCCATATTTCTTGACCAGCGCCAGTTCACCTGTGCCCTGTGTTTCCGTCATTGTGCCACTAGTCTGCGTTGTTGTTAGTTCGTTACTCATTCGTTGACCTCCAAGTCATTTGCGTAGGATGTGTATCCATTCTCTTTTACGACCTTTAGCACATGATTCACACGTCCTATCAGTTCATCTCTGTGGCTGATCAAGAATATGTTTTTCTTGCGTTCTCTAGCCATTTTCTTCAAGACACCAAGGGCGCCTTCCACGCCACTGGCATCCAATCCATTGTCAATCAGTTCGTCCACGAACAGCAAGTTGATGCTCTGATACAAACTTTCCCACACATCACGGAAACTCCATGACAAGCTGAGTATGAGTCTGTTGCGCTCGCCACGCGATAAGTTGTCAAAATCCAAGTCCTGACCCAGTTGTGTGATCATGACTGTTAGGTCATTCTGAAACAGCACTGTGTGCGGTAGGCCCATTTTGTCCAGATAGTAGGTTAATCTGTTGTTCAAGTAGGCCAAGTTCTGATCAATGATCTTTTTGCGTATGAATGAATCCTTGCTGGTCAACAGTTTCAGCAAGAACTCCTGATGTTCTTTCAGCTGATTGAGAGTGTTCACTTGATCCCACGACACTTCCTGTAGGGCTGTGTTAGTGAGTTCATCAATCTGTTCCTGATAGGGATCCACATCATGGCTTTTGGCCACCAGCTGATTTTCCAGGGTCTTTAGATTGTTCTGATGTTTGAGAGCCTGCTCTAACGTGTCATAGTATGTGTGGGGCTTGGCTGCTACTTCACCTACAGCATCTATTTCACTTTGAATCTTGGTTCTGTCTTTGAGCACCTTGTCATAATATTTTCGGGCCTCGTCGAGATGCTGTTGAGCCAAGGTGCTCATTTGTTCATGCTTGTGGTCATGGAGAGCTTGTTCACATGCGTGGCAGGTCTTGTTAGCCAGTTTGGCGAGCTCGCCGTCATACTTTGTGACGCTTCGCTCCGCTTGCGCTATCGCGCTATCTAACGTAGCACGTTCCTTGTTTAAGCTTCGCAGCTTCGCTGTCTTTTCATCGAAATCTTTTAGCTCCGCATGCTTCGCAAGCTCAGCCTCAATATCTACGCCCTCCAGTTCCACGATGGCCCTGCCTATCTTTTCTAGATCGCTGGCATGCTGATTGCGCCAAGCACTTTGCTTGGTTAATAGGCCGTCTATACTTTTCTGTATGCCTTCATTGCTGCGCTTGGTAGCTTCAATGTTGGCTGTTTCTTGAGTTATATTGTCTTTGGCCAGCTTGATTTGTTCTCTAAGTGTTTCTGCTTTTTCACTGAGAATTGTGATACCCAACAACTGTTCAATGATCACTCGTTGATCATTTGCTCGCATGCTCAAGAACGGTTCAGTATAGGTGTTTAGTGCCACAATGTGTTTGAACATGTCGTGGCTCATGCCCAACAAGGCATCCACATCCTTTTGTGTTTCACGCACATCACCTTGTGCATCATCGGTTTCTTCCACATCCTGTGCTTGATCATTCACAAAGAACTGCATGATTGTGGGCTTGCGTCCCCGCTCAATACGATAGTCTATGCCGTCTTTTTCAAACGCCAGGGTAACCAACATGTTCTTGTTGTTGATCTTGTTTATGAGATTGTCTTTCTTGATGTTGGTGAGCGCATTGCCAAACAGGGCAAAACTCAAGGCATTCACAATGGTAGTTTTACCTGTACCGTTACGGCTACCATTGTCGTCCCCACCCTGATCTAAGTTCTCGCCCAGCACCAGTGTGAGATTTTCCTGTGCAAAGTTCACCGCTTGAGTCTGATTGCCCACGCTCATGAAGTTTTTGACCGTTAGTTCTTTTAATTTTATCATAAGCTGTTGTATATAGCAAGAAGGGTGTTCTTGTCGTAGGTGTCGCTTTCAATATTGACAATCTGACTGCTTACAATCTGATCCACACTTTCAAATGCTTGAATGTCTATATTGGTATTGATCTCTATGTCTTTCTTTTCAGCAATAAGTGTGAGTTCACGAATGTCATAATCTTTAATAAATTTTTCTTTGATAAAGCTGGCTTCTTCAAAGGTAATGTCAATATCCAAGGTCACACGTAGATGTTGTTTGGGCTTGATAATTGTATCAGCACCATCTATCAATTCACTCAGCTTGACAGTACGGAATGTGGGTTGATCAGGCCAGGTGTGGTATTCTGGTTGGCTGCCCCACGCCAATACCATCATGCCTCTGTCATCGTCCCATGTGTCTGCATAGTTGTGCGGAAAGGCATTGCCGATATAGATCATGTTACGTTGTTGTTGACGCTTGTGGAAGTGTCCGCTGAATCCCAGCTCATAGCTCTTGAAACTGTCCAACTGAATCTCGCCGTGATCTGGCATCTGCACCATAGCGTTCATAAAAAAGCTAGGTAATTCAAAGTGTCCAAATATATATTTGCCACCTTTCTTGCTTATTGACCGCCATTCGTCACCTACAAGCCACGGGCAGAGTGTAACATCCCCAATGGTGGTCGGTTCGTGAACCACGGTGATTCCAGGAATATATTTGCCGAATTCCACAGAGTGAATATCTCGTTTGTCTTTATAGTACAAATCATGATTGCCAGGAAAGAAATAAAAATTATCAAACGCTTGGCCGAGTTTTTCAAGTGCCCTGAGACTATAGTCCATAGTAGTGATATTAAGGCTATTGCGATTGTGATGCCAATCGCCCATAAAAATTCCTGTGTCACAGTCTTCCTCCTTGGCTTTAGCAATATACCAATCTACAAAGTCCTCGCAGTCCTGATTGTGTGTTGAACTATTGCTCTTTAAACCAAAATGTATGTCTGTAAAACACGCTACTTTTTTAAACAAGTTACTCACTAGTGTTTTCCTCATTGCGTTTCAATGCCGCTGCATGTTCACCGGCACCTGTACGACTATAACTGGGATTCATACCGTTGATTTCCAAGATGTCATCACGTATGTTTTGATTGCGTTTTTCTATATTGATAACACGCACAAAACTGTTGGTCACAGCCGCTGTAAAATAAGCAAAGGGATTATCGCTTTTGCTTTCATCAAATTGTAATCCAATCTGTGTCAACTGTAAAATAGCCTGCCCCTTCATTTCGTCATTGTATGTGTAGCCACGCACGTTGCCGCGAGTAGCGTACCTCTCACATAATTTTAACATCATTCGTGCCAGGGTGTTAGTGATTTGGCCCGCATCTTTGTCAAAGTGACCCTTCGCTAAATCGCCCTTCCAGTGACTCTTGCCCACACATTCTAGTACATCTTCCTCATTGAATTTCCAATGCTGAAACGGAGGAAAGTTGACCTTGTCTCGGTGATCAGCAAGACTTTTAGGATTCTTTTTACGAACATTGTTCAAGGGAATGTGATCAAAAGTCATGACTCTAAACACCACATCTGTCTTGGCTATTTTTTTATAGTCCACTTCGCA